GCCCCGTTTTGTTTTGGGGATTGAGATGAAAAGAGTAGCGGATCAGAAAGCCGGCACAACTAAGAGCCGCAAGGACCTGATCACCAGTTTGCTATCAAGGATTGAAAAACAGCTCGACACACAGAAGACGAGAGTCACGCTGACGGACTTCATCCGGCTGATCCAATTGCAACGCGAGCTAGAGCAGGAGGAGCAACCGGCGGAGGTCATTGTTACGTGGAAAGACCTGTCGGAGAAACAAAACGCCGTGAAATAAGGTACAGCCCGCTTCCATCGCAGCGGGAGTTTCATTGCTCGACGGCGAGATTCAAAGGGTTTTCGGGGCCAATCGGATCGGGGAAGAGTCAGGCGCTCTGCCACGAAGCGATCCGGCTGAGTTACTTGAATCCCGGGAGGCAAGGGTTAATTGGAGCGCCGACTTACCCGATGTTACGGGATGCCACGCTGACCAGTTTTCTGGAGATAGTGCGTGACAACGGTTTGCCGCATGAGTTGAATAAGTCCGAATTGGTGTTGGTGATGAAAGACACCGGCTCGCGGATTTACTTTCGCTCGGTGGACGATTTTGAAAGGTTACGAGGAACTAACCTGGCGTGGTTCGGGGTAGACGAGTTGACTTACACGGCCGAGGAAGCGTGGCTGCGGCTGGAAGGGCGGCTGCGGGATCCGAAGGGTTCGCGATTATGCGGCTTCGCGGTTTGGACTCCGAAGGGCTTCGATTGGGTTTACCGGCGTTTTATCCGGAATTGCGTAGACGGTTATGAAGTGGTGCTGGCCCGGCCTTATGAGAACAAGCACGTTCTTGATAAGATTCCGGATTTTTATGATCGGCTGAAAAGCAGCTACGATCCCAAGTTCTTTGAACAGGAAGTATTGGGCGAATATCTGAGCCTGCACGCGGGTGTGGTGTACAGAGGATTTAACCGGGCGCGAAATCTAAAGGTGATGGAAGTGGATCCGGGGCTGCCGTTGTTCTGGGCACTGGATTTCAACGTCGATCCAATGAGCTCGGTGGTGGCGCAACAGAAAGAAGGCGAAGTAAGAGTTCTGGACGAGATTGTATTGAGCAGGGCCAGCACACTGGAGGCCTGCGAGGAATTCCATACAAGATATCCGAACCATCAGGCGGGAATTGTCATTTACGGAGACGCATCGGGGCAGCGGTTACAGACGGCGGGAACTACGGATTATCAAATCATCAAAGAGTACTTCCGGCAAACGGCCTATAGAGGGGTGAAGTTCCGGGTGCCGGCCAGCAATCCGAGCGTACGAGACCGGGTGGCACTGGTGAACGCGAAGCTATTCTCCGCCGTGGAAGAAGTTAGTTTGTTCACGCATCCCCGATGTAAGGGGCTGACGATGGATTTTGAAGAAGTGACATTCAAACCGGACAGCAGCGTGATCGATAAAGACAAGGATCCGAAGAGGACTCACCTATCGGACGCCTTGGGCTACTTGATCTGGCAGGAGTGCCGGCCGGGGGTAGCGTTCGGCGAGCAAGGTAAACGGCTGATTTAGCCGCACACGACGGGAAGAGGCAAACGACGGCAAGAGATGGATAAGGCCAGTTTCGACATCAATCACGAGCATCCAGAGTTCGCGGTGAAGCGCGCCATGTGGCGGCAATACCGCGATCTGTATGCAGGCGGAGAGCAATTCAAACTGAATGCCGATCGTTATCTGGTCCGACGCCAGAAGGAGCCGGGCGATGTGTACTCGGAAAGATTGAGCCGCTGCTTCTATGAGAATTACATCGGCTCGATTGTCGATTGGTACACTGCGACGCTTTTCCGGCGCGAACCGGTGCTGGCTTTTGAGGGAAGCAACGAGCGCGCGAAGAGATTTTTCTCCGAGTTTACCGAAGATTGCGACCTGAAAGGCGCCAGCGTAGCGGAATTTTTCCGGAGGCAGTTCATTGAAGCGTTGGTCAGCGGGAAGAGTTTTGTCCTGATCGATTTTCCCCGGTTCGGCCGCCCAGCGGGAAATCGAGCGGAAGAAGATGAGCGGGGCGCGTCGCGGGCTTATCTGGTGAGTTATGGCGCCGACGAATTAATCAATTGGAGTTACGACGAACACGGCCACTATCAGTGGGTGGTGCTGCGAACGCAGAGTCTTAGGAAAGCGAAGATTGAGGATGCGGCGTGGGTCAAGCAGACGCGCTGGGTGTATTACGACAAAGAAACCTACCGGATTTACGAGCAGGCCGAGAACGGCACGGAGCGGGGCGCGATCGACCTGGTTTCCGAAGGGCGGCATGGGCTGGCCAAGCAGGCCCGGGTGCCTTTGGTGGAGTTACGCGTGTCGGAAGGACTTTGGCTGTTGAACAAAGCCGGGTCGCTGCAGCTGGAGCACTTCAATAAATCGAACGCGCTGGGATGGGCACTGACGATGGGGCTGTTCGCCATGCCGGTGGTTTACTCGGAACGGGACTGGAACCAAGTGATGGGTGAGTCTTACTACATCCAACTTGGGCCGCAAGACCGCTTTGGATGGACGGAGCCCGAAGGCCATGTCTTCCAGATTGCGGCGGATAATCTGGCGAGGCTACAAGAAGAGATCTACAGAGTTTGTCACGTCACGCACGCCGGCGCTGCTACGTCCGGGAGCAATGCGCAGTCGGGACTTAGTAAGCAACGCGACTTCGCGATAACACAAGAGGTGCTGCGAGCTTATGGTGACGCGGTAAAGGAAGCCATAAAGCGCGTGCTGCGGGCGATTGAAGCGGCGCGCGAGGACGATCTAAGCATCGATGTCTCGGGAATGGACGAGTTCGACATCGGCGATTTTGGGACGGAATTATCCGACGCCGAGAGGCTGCTGCAGTTGGGAATCAAATCGCCTACGTTGCAAAAGCAAGTGTTCAAAAAGCTGGCCTTTCAATTCCTATGCGACGTGAGACAGGAAGTGAAGGACCGGATCGGCCGGGAAATCGATCAACAAAGCTAGAAGGCGAAAGGTTGGGAGGTTTATGGAAGAGGAGAAGAAAGACGGCACGGATTTGCGCCCCATCATTCAGGGGGTGATTGAGGAGTTTGTGCGCGCGCAACAGGTGAGAGCGGAGCCTGCTTACAAAGCTGAGTTACTGGACGAGCGCAAACGGCGGGAGGATTTGGAGCGGCGGCTGAATGAATTGGTTGTGGAAAACCAGCGCAGCCGTCAGATGGCGGAAGAGGCTGAGCGAAGCATATCGATTCGTTCGGAGCTGCAGCGGCTGGGCGTAGCAAAACTGGACTTAGCTTACAAGGCCGTGAAGGACGACATTCAAAGGGGCGAAGACGGGCGCCTAACGGCCAAGGGCGGGCAGGGCGAGGTTGCGGTGCGTGACTACCTGACGCAGTTCGTGCAAGAGAATCCAGAGTTGCTACCGGCGCGAATCACGGGGGGCTCGGGCGTGGGGTCGGCGCCCAAGATAACGCCCAGTGGGGGCGGATTGGACCTGGACAAGATTCGACCCGGCATGAGCGCTGAGGACTTGGACAAGGCGCGCCAAGAAATCGCGCGGGTAGCAAGCCAGGCGATGCGCGGTCTTTGATAGGCGCTGGGGAAGCAGCCCGAAAGAAGAGCAACCCCGGGGCGACTGAATGAGAGTAACAAGAAAAGGAAGAAAAGATGGCAACAATTACTTCAGCAAATGTCGCAAGTGCGATTGTCAAATTAGTCGCGGTGGACGCATTACCGGCGCTTGTCACTAACCTGGTGATGGGCAACTTAGTCAACCGGGATTACGAGCCAACGCTGGCGCACGCGGGGGATACGGTGAACGTACCGATTCCTCCAACTCTGGTGGCGAACAACATCGCGGAAGGGGGGACGGTTCAGCCTCAGAATCCGAACCTCGGAAACGCGCAGATTGTGTTGAATACGCATGCGGAGGCGACGTTCCAGATTCCGGACGTGACGAAAGTGCTGGCGGTGCCAGACCTTCTGAAGCTATACATGCAGCCTGCGGTAGTAGCTTTAGCAGAACGAATCGAGTCCGATCTTTTGGGCCTGTACTCGCAGTTCACGTCGAACGCACCGGTGGGGCTCCCCGGCATGGCTGTAACTGAGGCGGTGGTGGACCAGGCGGAGACGTCGCTGTTCCAGGCCATGGTGCCTGCAAGCGCGGGTAAATATTTGGTTGTCGACCCGGTGACTTACTCGGCCCTTAGGCAGATTCCGCGCTTCAGCGAATATTACTCGGCTGGCGAAGCCGGGCTACGCGCGTTGGTGGATGGCGCGGTGGGTAAGTTAAAAGACTTTTTCATTTTCCGGTCTCAGTTGGTGCCGAAAACCGGAAGTGGGCCGGTCACAACTCATAACGTCGCATTCGCTCGGGATGCGATGGGATTGGTGATCCGCCGGTTGCCTCAACCGTTGCCCGGAACGGGAGCGGTGGCCGAATACGCGGAGCTGGGCAACTTCGGCTTGCGCGTGGTGATGAGCTACCAGCCCAACACTTTGGCCCAGCAATTCACCGTGGATGTGCTGTACGGAGTGGCTGTGCTTCGCAATAGCTTCGGCGTGCAGGTTCAGAGCTGACGCTCTGAATCTCGCGTGAACGCGGTCAGGTGGAAGTGGCGACAGGCGTGAAATTTCCAGTTTGCCGCCACTCTTCCCGGCCGACCTTGAAGCTTGCTGAAGAACAGGTGACTGGCAACGCTCGCCCCGCGGCTTGGGAACGTCGACGGTCACTGTTTTTGGCACCGAGCGGCCTGTGGAAGAAGTTTCGAGGGCTGGCAAAAATGGTGACAGGCACGAACTTTCGCGATCGCAGATCTCGGTTTGTGTTGGGTTAGGGTGC